TTCCTATAATACATTAGGTACAAGTTCACTAGTCATGCACACACATGAATATGATAGACAGTATGATGATGCAGACTATGGTAGTAATTCTTATGCAGTCAAAGGAGAACACAAAAAAGATAATTGGGGATTTGGATTTGATTACAAGCACGATATTTCTAGTGCTAAAAGCCTATGGGATACAAGTGATACAAATTTCCATAACTTAGGATTTTTTGCAAACTATAGTTATGATATATTTTCATATCATTATAGAATAGACGAAGAGTATGACAGTTATAAAATAGGATTCTTACAACCTATTACAGATAACTTTACACTTAGAGGCAATCATTCAACAGGCTATAAAAACTCAACACGCTATACAGATGTAGAACATTCTAATACGCAAGAGATTAGTTTAGATTATAAGCAGTTTACAACAATATTTTTCCAAAGTGATATAGGAGATCTCAACGCACAAGGATCCGGACTCGGATACACAACAGATAAGTTTAGATTCTTTGCTAGTCATTTAGACAGTAAAGTGGGCAGTACACGTCAACTTAGACGTCCTAATTTAAGTTTAGGATTTTTGCACAGTGTAGATTTAGAAGATGATGTAAGCCTTAATACAAACTATAAGTATAAAGGAAATCATCTTGATGTACACAATAGTAACTGGAGTACAATCTCAATGCCTGAAGTACATTTGTTAGATGTTGGAATTACAAAACACTGGAATGGAATTGGATTTAGTGCAATGTTTAATAATGTGTTAGACTATAACTACGAATCTCCACATGGTTTTTCACAAGAAGGTAGAACATTCAACTTATCACTAAGTACAAACTTCTAAACTAAATACGTTATGTTCAATGCAGTAAAAGAAATCATATGGCATTTAACCTGCGCTTCGTGCAAGGGCTGGTTTACATTCGCTACTATGGAGGAAAAGTATTGTATTGAACGAACTTCATTTCATTGTCCGCACTGCGGAAAAAAAGGCAGAGCAAATGAACATACAAACGATTAAGATAGGTGACCTTCCTGTTCTTGTAATAGACAATTTTTTTGATAACAATGAAATAAATTTAATGTGGAATGAGCTTGCATTCTTATCTGATAAAATGCAAGGACCAGAACAAACATATTCTGCCAACGAATTAAACGATCCTAACAGACCAATCCTCAAAAAGAACAAAGGCATATTCATACCTCAAGTTTTAAATCCTGAGTACAGTATAATTATGAAAGCACATACTAAACTGTTTAATCCACAATTAAAACAAAGGTTTTTAAAAGAAAGTAATTACTTTCAGTATCTACTTTCTGATTTTGATTACGATGTATTGCTGAGTCGTTACAACGAAGGTGATTATTATAAGCCGCATGCTGACACAGTGTTAATGTCTTGTATAACATGGATGTATAGAGAACCTAAAATGTTTACTGGTGGCGACTTTGTTATAGAAGAACATAAAATAGAATTAAAAAATAATAGAACTGTATTATTTCCTAGTTGTTTACTTCATGCTGTTGAGCCAGTAACTATGCAATCAAATGAAATGTTAGATGGAAGGTTTTCTTTATCAGCATTTATAAGTCCAAGAAGAGATAGCTGAATGTACTGCAATATATTTAGCGTGGAGGTTCGAGTCCTTCCCCTAGAGCCAATATAAGTTATAAATAAGTGTAATACAACTATACGAGAACATTATGGCATACTCAGACAAAGTGTTAGACCATTATGAAAATCCACGCAACGTCGGAACATTTGATCCCAAGAAAGATAACATAGGAACAGGAATGGTAGGTGCACCAGCATGTGGTGATGTTATGCGTCTACAAATAGAAGTTGAAGGTGATATAATAAAAGATGCTAGATTTAAAACTTATGGTTGCGGTAGTGCAATAGCAAGTTCTAGTTTAGTAACTGAAATGGTAAAAGGTATGACACTAGACGAAGCATCAGCAGTAAAGAACATGGACATTGTAGAAGAACTTGCTTTACCTCCAGTTAAGATACATTGTAGTGTACTTGCCGAAGATGCAATTAAATCTGCAATAAAAGATTATCAATCTAAAATAAAAGGTTGACCTTTATAAATACGTGTGTTATAGTAGTAACATAATAAGGAATTTAAACATGATCAAGACTAATACGACATATATTAATTGTTGGCCACCATCCGGGGGTATGTTTTGACATGACTTTATAACCTAAAGTTATTTTAGACAAGCCCCTAGCATTAATTTGTTTAGGGGCTTTTTTTGTGGGTGTAGTGTAATGGTAACACAACTGATTCCAAACCAGTTAATGGGGGTTCGATTCCTCCCACCTATGCCAACACTAAGTGGCAGAGTGGTTATGCAACGGACTGCAACTCCGTGTACGCCGGTTCGATTCCGGCCTTAGTGTCCATTTCTGGTTGACAAATGCTTATAACGGTGCTATTATAATAATATAATTAATTAAAGAGAGGCACACATGAGAACGCAACCGCAGGCAATTATTGAAAAATTAGAATCAGACAACAGTCGTCTAGCTAAAGAGCAAGTTATCTTAGAAGCAATGGAAGAAGGACTAGATGAGTTCTTTGAAGGTGTACGTATGGCACTTGATCCACTAGTTACATTTGGTGTTAAACAAGTCCCTGAACGTACAGATGTTCTTACAGGACAAGGTCTTATTTGGAAAGATTTTAAAGTGCTTGCAAATCAACTAATCAATAGAGAGCTTACAGGCCATGCGGCACGTGATGCTATTGAGTTGGTAATGAGTGTTGCTACTGTTGAGCAATGGAATGGATTTTATCGTAGAATTCTTATTAAAGATCTGCGTTGCGGCGTAAGTGAAAAAACTGTAAACAAGATTGCTAAGAAATTCCCACAGTATAAAATTCCTACATTTACTTGTGCATTAGCACATGACTCAGCTAATCACGAAAAGAAGATGGTAGGTAAAAAGCAAATCGAAGTTAAACTAGATGGTGTAAGAGTACTTGCAGTATGTAAAGGTGGTAAGGTAGAATTGTTTAGTCGTAATGGTAAACAGTTTCATAACTTTCCGCACATTGTTGCAGAGATTGAAGCAGTACTAGAACGTAAGCCTAGTCCATATGATTGTGTACTAGATGGCGAAGTGATGAGCAAAGACTTCCAAGACCTTATGAAGCAAGTACATAGAAAAGATGGTAAGGCCGCAACTGACAGTGTATTGCACTTGTTTGACTTTATTCCGTTGAAAGACTTTTTAGAAGGTGGTTGGGATAAGCCACAAACATATCGTAGTAACTTAGTCAAATATTGGGTACTAGAGAATGAAGACCTCTTAGAGCACGTTACAGCGTGTGAATGGGAAGAAGTGGACCTAAGTACTGATGAAGGCAATAGACGCTTTGTAGAGCTTAATAAGACAGCTGTAGATGGTGGTTATGAAGGTGTTATGATCAAAGATGTTGATGCACCCTACGAATGTAAACGAACACATGCTTGGCTTAAAGCAAAACCTTTTATTGAAATTACACTAAAAGTCGTAGACGTTGAGGAAGGCACTGGACGTAATGCGGGAAGACTAGGTGCCGTAATAGTAGAAGGAGAAGACGATGGATACAATTATCGCCTTAACTGTGGGAGTGGTTTCACTGACGCTCAACGTGATGAGTACTGGACTGAACGTGCTAGTCTCATTGGTCAGCTAATTGAAATTAGAGCTGACGCAAGAACTAAGTCACAAGACAGTGATACTTATAGTTTAAGATTTCCGCGATTCAAAACGTTTCGTGGATTTGTAGCAAACGAAAAGTTTTAAAGCATAAATAATTCTATGAGCGATAAACTTTTTAAAAATGCCCTAGCTAGGGCAGACCAATCTTGTCCTCCAATATGGATGATGAGGCAAGCAGGTAGATACCAATCATCATACATGACAATGAAAGAAGAATGGACATTCGAACAAATGTGCAAACTTCCAAGACTTGCATCGGATGTAGCAATGCTACCTATTGATGAATTTGATTTTGATGTAGCAATACTTTTTAGTGATATACTGTTTCATTTAGAAGGGCTGGGGTTGCCGTTAAGTTTTAATCCTGGACCTAAGTTTGAATGGAATCTTGATGAAGATAACTGGGTAGATTACAAAGACATAGGAAAAGCAATGAGCTTTTTAAACTTCCAATCAAAAGCACTCACACAAACTAGAGATAGGTTATCGAACAAAAAAGGATTAGTTGGATTTGTAGGCGGTCCTTGGACTATTTTAAATTATGCTATAGGTGATGAAGAAGTAAGTGCCGAATTTAGACATATGTATCTAAAGGAAGTGCTAGTACCTCTTTTAAAATCTAGCATTAGAGAACAGTTAACCGCAGGTGCTGATGCTGTTATGATATTTGATAGCGGTCTTTCAAATATACCTAAGTCGTACTTTGATAACGAATATTCTGACTTAACAAAACTCTTAAGAAAGTTAAACACGGATTTGTACAAGGCAACTTTGATGAAACATTACTCTTACAAGATAGTGAAACAATTTTGCGCTACGAAATTAAAAAATGGTTAGACACTATCAAAGACCCAACAGGCTGGGTATGCGGATTAGGACATGGTATTCTAAAAACTACTCCTCCTAAAAATGTACAACTGTTTATTGATACAGTAAGAACTTACTACAGTTAACCATTTCTTCTTGACATAATACAACCTAGACTATATACTAATAGAAACATTAGGAGATTTATGACGTGGCTACTGCAAGATCAATTACAAAAAAACCAAAGAAGAAAGTTGTACGTGGAGCGCCACGTATCAAACGTGGTAATAAACTCACTGAACCTAGC